GGTCTGCAAATCCTTGCTGGATTAGCAAAGGATCAGAGCACTGCTGAGTTAGTTAATGTCTGCCCTGGACCTAAACCTAGTGATGCTTATAAAGCGGTAGCCGAAGAAGCTAAGAAGCATGTCCCTCAAGAGATGCACTCATGGCTTACTAGGAAAACCACAAAGCGTACAGTTATGACAATCCCTTATAATGCTACTAAGTCATCCTCACGGATATACATTAGAGAAGCATTAAAGGAGCAAGGTCATGACCCTACACCTGATCAAGTATCAGTCGTAGTAGATGCGGTTTATAAAAGTATGGATGCTATAGTGCCTGGACCAATGCGAGTAATGCGTTGGATAAAGACACATGTCGGTCAGTACATCAGAGATGGAGCTGAAGTAGTAGAATGGATTACACCCTCTGGGTTTATGGTAGTCCAAGAAAGAAACAAGCGTGAAACTAAGGTTATTAAACTCCAGTTGCTAGGTCGTACTGAACTTAATATAACTGTAGGTAAGGGTCATCCCTGTCCTATACGTCATAAGTCTAGTACTGCGCCTAACTTGATTCACTCGCTTGATGCGTCTATACTGCACTGTTCTTTTCAACAGTTCAATGGACCATTCACGGTTATCCACGATTCTGTTCTTACTAGAGCAGGAGACATGGGAACACTCAATGCGCTTGTGCGAGAAACCTACACCGATATCTTCACAAGAGATTGCTGGCTTACACGTTTTGGTGAAGCCATCGACGCAACAGAACCGCCACCTATTGTCGGCACACTAGATTGTGATGTCGTCAATGATTCCACTTACTTTTTTTGCTAATGCAAACACATGTTACTAAGACTCCTGTCACACTAGAAGGCTTTCAAGCTATCCTCTCTCCAGGTGAGTGGGGACATAAGCTTGCTGCTCTCATTCCTAAATCCCTTGTGGATGAATTGGAAGAAGAGCGTGAGAGCTGCCTAGAATGGGCTAGGAATAAGGCTAAGAATCCGAAGAGGGTAACGGTTAAGCACCCTGCCTGGGAACAGTTAGAGAACGATCCTGATATGTATCAGATCAGATTCAGCTGGAAACCAGATGACAAGATAGTACCAACTGTTGTCGATACAGAAGGTACGTTAATCACAGACAAAGACACACCGCTTTATAGCGGGAGTAAAGTTAAATTAGCATTTATTCAGAAACCTTATCTATTACCTGCTGGGGATATTGGTACGTCTGTTAAGCTGAAGTGTATTCAGGTTATCAGTCTCAATGCCGGAGCTGGTCTAAAGGATGAAGGTAACCTCACAGCTGAGGATGCTGTCGAATTATTCGGCGAGTCTAAAGGCTTTAAGGTAGCTGAACCTAATCCTACTCAGGATGAGACAGCAGTTGAACCTGATGAGGATTTCTAAATGCGGAGTGGCCTTGAAAGACAGGTTGCTGAATTACTAGATGAGTTAAAGATCGAATATGCGTATGAACCTAAATGGTTTGAATATGTCATTGAACATAAGTACGTACCTGATTTTAAAATCGGGAATATATATCTTGAAGCGAAGGGATACTTTCCACCTGACCAACGCCGCAAGATGAAGGCAGTTAAGAAAGCGAACCCCGATCTAGATATTCGCCTTGTTTTTCAAGCACCCCATAATAAAATATCGAAACATTCAAAGACCACTTATGCCAAGTGGGCCGATAAAAATGGGTTCCCTTGGTGTGCCTACTATGCAATACCCAGAGAATGGCTCGGAATTCCTACATCATGAACCCTGTAACCATTGTGGTAGCTCAGACGGTAACAGCCGCTACGATGACGGACATGCTTATTGCTTTGTCTGCCACAATTATGAACCTGGAGATGAACGAAACCACCATCATCGATCCAACGCACCTACAAGAGCTATGCTCAAAGGAACACCAGTTGCGCTCAGAAAGCGTGGCTTAACAGAAGAGCAGTGCCGCAAGTATCGTATCCACAAGGATGGAGACACACTGCGTATGCATTACTTTGATAAAGCAGGTAATGTAGTAGCGGCAAAAGTAAAAACTAAAGACAAGCAATTCTGGATGGAAGGCGATAACGTTGACCACCAGTTGTTTGGACAAAATCTAATTCCTGATACAGGAAGACGCTTAACAATTTATGAAGGAGAACTAGATGCCGTTAGTGGATATGCTGCGCAACCTACATGGCCTCACGTATCCATCCCGCATGGAGCCGCAGGAGCTAAGAAGGATTTACAGAAAGTATTACCCCTTCTCCAAGGTTATGAGGAAGTCGTATTATTCTTCGATAATGACGATGCAGGAATTCAAGCTGCGCAAGACTGCGCTGCTATATTACCTCCAGGTAAGGCGAAGATTGCGCGATTGGAGAAATACAAGGATGCCTCAGATGCTCTTCAAAAAGGAGACTTGGAGGCAATTCGAAGGGCTATCTACGACGCAAAAACGTATCGTCCTGACGGAATTGTTGAAGCAAAATCCTTAAGAGAGTTAGTTAGTACACCTAATTCAAAATGTATACATGAGTATCCCTTCCAAGGACTTAACGAGAAGCTACACGGCATCAGGTATGGAGAACTTGTCACAATTACTTCGGGCACTGGTTCCGGAAAAACGTCATTCTGTCGAAACTTGGCAACTCACTTGCTACAGCAAGGGGAACGGGTTGGCATCTTGGAGCTTGAAGCAGGAAATAGGAACACCGCCCTCGGAATAATATCCTGTGCGGTGGGTCAACCATTACACATAGGAGAACATGACAAAGGAGAAATCGATAAGTACTTTTTGGACTCTCTTGCCAATTATGATCTTTACCTTTTTGATGGTTTTGGAAGTTTTGATCCAGACACAATTTATCAACGTATCGAATATATGGCCAGTGGATTGGAGTGCCGTGTTATATTCCTCGATCACATAAGTATATTACTAAGTGGTTTAGAAGGAGATGAACGGCGCATGATCGACCAGACCATGACACGTTTAAGATCATTGGTAGAGAGAACAGGGATAACATTATTTTTAGTCTCGCATTTACGGAGGGCGAGTAATGACAAGCACGCTCATGAAGAAGGCGGACGAGTTAACTTGTCCAGCCTCAGAGGATCTCATAGCATTGCTCAAATATCAGATACGGTTATTGCCCTCGAAAGAGACCAGCAAGCCGGAACTTCTGGAGATGGAACGACTGTTAGAATCCTTAAAAATCGTTATTCAGGCGAGACTGGCAAAGCATGTGAGATAAGTTACGATCTAAACACTTGTAGATTTACAGAACATGAAGCTCAATCCGAATTCAACCCGACCACAGATTTTTGATGGAGGGTACGTACATCCATGGTATCAATACCTACAGAAACCAAATCCACCATCATCTGACGCGGTTAAACGTGCTCAGTTTGTTGACAAAACCTACATATGGAAAAAGAACCACTAAATCTCACCTTTGACATAGAGACAGATGGGTTTGATTCTAAACGAGTTCACTGTATAGTCACACAAGATATAGACAGTGGTCTCATAGAAGAGTACAATGATGAGAAGTACGCGGAAGATCCTAAATCCTTACCTATGGCAGCATCTCGCTCTATATGTAATGGAATTAGTACGTTAATGTGTGCTACTAATATCATTTCACATAATGGTATTGCTTATGATGTACCTCAACTACAAAAACATTACCCTTTCTTCAGAGAATTAATGACACCTCACTGGGATACATTGATTCTCAGTCGTTATTTCCATCCAAACATCTATGATATAGATGATAAACGTAAGTGGCCTTTCATGCCGCTACGCTTGTATGGATCACACAGTCTTGAAGCATGGGGTTATCGTCTTAAATGTTTCAAAGGTGAATTTGCTAAGACCACCGATTGGCAGGAATGGTCACCTGAAATGCAGGAATACTGCAAAAAAGACGTTATTGTTTTATCAAAACTATGGCAGCATTTCCAAAAATACCTGAACCCCTCATCTTAGAGCATCGTATCGCTGAACTGATGCAAGATCAGAAGCGCGTAGGATGGCCTTTAAATGTGGCTAAGGCTCAGGAGTTAGAGAACACCCTTTTGACCCGCTTAGAGGCGCTTAGAGCGCAGGCTCAGAGCCTTTGTGCTTTCATACCTAAAGGTGAATGGACACCTAAACGTGATAATCGCACGTTAGGGTACACTGAAGGTGCATCTATGACACGGGTGCAAGAGTTCAACCCAAGTAGCAGAGACCATATAGCATGGTTGATGAAACGAGATGGTTGGAAACCAGACAAATTAACAGCCACAGGGAAACCTGTTATCGATGAGGTAGTACTCAAAGAGATTGGCACAAAGGAGGCATTGATCTTTCACGAGATACTGGTATTACAGAAGAAGCTCGGAATGTTATCCCAAGGGAGCAATGCATGGTTAAAGTTGGTCAAGAATGGCAGGCTTCACCACTCCTGCTTTATAGGTGCAGCTACGCACCGAATGGCTCACTCAAAGCCAAATCTTGCTCAAGTAAGTTCGGATCAAGATTGTCGTGAGCTATTTGTTACAAAATCTGGATGGAAACTAGTAGATAGTGACCTTGCAGGTATAGAACTTAGAATGTTTGCACACTACCTTGCTCGTTATGATGAAGGTAGATATGCACAAATATTACTTAACGGAGACATTCACCAAGTAAATGCAGACAAAATCGGGATTTCACGCAAACTCGTTAAGACGGTCACCTATGCCTTCCTTTACGGGGCCGGAGATCGGAAGATCGGTACGTCGTATGACTCTCAGCTCTCAGCGGACAAGGCGACAGAAAAGGGCAAGGAAATTAGGAAAGCTTATATGGATGCCATACCAGGCCTCAATGAGCTTGTTAAAGCTGCCAAAGAAGTTTCTAAATCTGGTAAGATCCGTGCCATCGACGGTCGTTATATCTGCGTTGACAAAGGACACAAGGCCTTAAACTTCTTACTTCAGTCATCGGCTGGGGTAGTTGCGAAGAGGTGGATTTTAATTACACATGAATGGCTTCAATCACTTGATGTTACGCATGAAAGGTACGCCTTCGTGCATGATGAACAAGTAATAGGAGCACCACCATCATCAGCCGAGGACGTAGCAAGACTTTGTAAGTGTTCTGCTTTAGAAGCTGGTGAAACTTACAAACTACGACT